TTGGTTGAGTTTAGCGCGAAACGCCTACGATTCATCCGAATCATGGATGCAGGTCAACATTCGATACCAATGGGCTAGAAACTTCGCGCATTACCGTTCGGAACACGCACCTAATTCACCGATATTGGGCGAACGAAACCGCCATCGGTCACGGTATTTTTATCCTAAATCACGTACATTAGTTCGAGATATACAAGCGGCAGTAGCCGAAGCATATTTTGCGTCATCCGACGTAGTTAATATTGAAGCGGAAGATCAAGATGATCCGAAACAAGTAGCAGCTTCACTATTGATGAAAGAATTGGTTAACTACCGTTGCACCCAAACAATCCCTTGGTATTTATTATTGGTCGGTGGCGTACAAGAAGCCGCAGTTATAGGTACGGTTGTATCCCATCAATCTTGGGAATATAAAGAAGTAAATGGTGCATTAGTTAGCGAAGAAATCGATCCCGAAACAGGTAAGTTAGTACAGTATTATGAAACTAAAGTAGTACGGGACCAACCTAAAATACGTATCATACCGGCTGAAAACATCCGTATGTCTCCTGCTTCTGACTGGATCGACCCCGCTAATGATACCCCGTATTTAATAGAATTGATGCCGATGTATTTAGGCGATGTACTGACTAAAATAAAAGATGGTGAAAATAGTAAAACTGGCGAACCGAACTGGATCAGCGTAGGCGCAAGTACCTTACTATCAGCCGCTAATAGAGATAATTTAGATACAACTCGCAGAGCGCGATCCGGTGATAGGCGACTTGATCCTAAATCAAATATGATGGAAGTCAATGACGAATATCGTATTATCTGGATTCATAGGAATATATTACGGCATGATGGGATAGATTATCTGTTCTATACAGCCGGAACCAACGTCATGTTGTCCGATCCAGTCCCTTTAAGCGAAGTATTGCCGTGGGCCAATAATAAACGCGATTACATCATCGGCAAAATGGAAGTTGAAACCGATAGACCGTATCCCGCAAGCCCTGTTGAATTAGCTGCCGGGATGCAGTCTGCATATAACGAATTAAAAAATCAACGCTTTGATAACGTCAGACAAGTTTTAAACCGTAGATACTTATACCGTCAAGGCAATAGTGTTGATATTCGTTCCTTGAGTAATAACATTCCAGGCGGATTAATCGGTATATCAGCCCCAGGCGCTTTAGATTCGCACGTATCTCCTTTGCCGGTACAAGATGTAACTGCATCAGCCTATCAGGAAGAAGATCGCTTAGGATTGACTTTTGACGACTTAACGGGCTTAAATTCAGGCTCGACGGCTAATTCAAACCGTAAATTGCAAGAAACAGCGACCGGCATGAGCTTAATGGCCGATGCAGGTAATCGAATTCGTAGTATGGAATTGAGAACTTTGACTGAAACTTGGGTAAAACCGATGATTCAGCAATTAATTCAGTTAGAAGCCTACTACGAAACCGATACCGTTGCCTTAACCGTTTCGGCCAAAAAAGCCAAAATACTGCAAATACTTCCTGAATTCTTTGATTACCGCTTTACTGCTTCGGTGAATGTTGGTATGGGTGCGGTTAGCCCAACTCAAAAAATCCAACGCATTCAAACTGCTGTTGCAACCGTTACGCAATTAGTACCGGATGCTGCGTTAGCGATTAATGGCGAAGAAGTGGCAAAAGAAGTGTTCGGTGCCGCAGGGTTTGATAACGGAACCCGATTCTTTGACTTTGCGAAAGCCGAAAAAGCGAAACAAAATCCACAACAAGACCCGAAAGCGCAAGTGGCGATGCAACAAATGCAGCTCAAGCAACAAAACGATCAAGCGATGATGCAGCTTAAACAGCAAGAATTGCAGCTTAAAACACAAGAAATGCAATTAAAAATGCAAGAAATGCAGCATAAAATGCAGATTGCAGAGCTGGAATCGCAAGCCAAAGTTAGATTGACCGATGCGCAAGCCACAACGACGAGTGTACAAGCGATTTACGAAGGTACACAAGCCGCCGCGATCATCGCACAGAATCCTTCAGCCGCCCCAGTCACCGATGGGATTTTATTATCTGCCGGATTTAAGGATCAGAATCAAGGTCCGATAGTACCGCAAGTAACACCCGCCGAAGCTGCTCAGGCGCAACCTATTCAGCCGGTAGTTCCGGATAATACGCATCCAAACGTGCCTGCTACCGGAGCCGCAGGCGGAATGAAGGGTATTGAAACGCCTTCTGTAGCCGATTAAGTATGGGCGAGTCGTATGAGGAATGGAAATACCAAGTCCAAGAACGAAAGCAACTATTAATAGAACGGGTTCGGTTGTTTAGAGCAATAGCCGAACTCATTGATATTGATGTTGAGGAAGAACTACAAATTATAATTCAAGAAAACAAACTGGAGATTAAAAATGACTGAATTGAAAGAAATTGAAAGACTACCTACCGATTTGCTTACGGATAAGTTAAAAGAAGTGTATGAAAAGTACCCCGACATAGCCGAGGATTACGGCGCAAGTACTAGCGAAGGGTGGGCTAACTTAAGTGCGCACTACACTAGATACACCGGACCTAGTACTAGGGATGCCCATATTAAAAGGCTATCGGAAATACGACCTAAGACTGAGTTTGTAGCGTCAAATATACCGACAGAAAGATATGAGTATACTGCCATAGAACAGAACGGAGCTATTGTCGGCTTCCGAGTGAATTGTATAGTCCAAGATGATTTTAAACTGGAGATTAAAAATGACTGATACCGCAGGTGTATACGCTGCCGATCCTATATTAAGAACGGTACAGATTGGAATTGATGCAACGCATTTTAAAGAACATACGCCATTAGGCCGTTATTTAATTCATCGAGCCTACGAAACTCGCGCCGACGCATTAGAAGAATTAGCGACGGTGGGCGTATTTGAAACAGCAAAAATTACCGAACTACAGAATAAGGCTAAAATCCCCGATTTTTTTATTCAATGGATAGATGAAGCGATTGCAGCCGGAATTAACGCAGAAGAAATCGCAGAACAATTAGATGCGACTGAAGGAAACTATTAAACTGGAGAAGATGAAATGAATAAATACGAAGCGGGTTTTAAATTAGCGGGGTTAAGGCAAGATGCTTTTGATAAATTAGTATTGGCGTATGCCGCGTACCGTAAATTAGCTGACAACCTTCCAGACGGCGAATCGAAAGAAATAGCACTTAGAACCGCTAAAAAGGTATTAGATTGCGGCGATGAATGCTTGGTTGAAGGTAGCAATAAAGAATTTTTTAGGTTGCCCGTACATATAGTAAATATATCCGAAGACGAGCGAATTTCGGCGATTACCACAATAAATAGCCGAAGACCTAAGCGAGAGAACATATACACAGACCTTAAATAAAACCCATTAAATGCGAGTAACACAAAGTATTTTTAAATTTAGTGTTGACAGACTATTTTTATCGTGCTATTGAAGTGTATATTCCAATGATGATGGGAATCATCAACCTTCCTACGCGGGAAATATAATTATGAAAGATAGCGAAGATACTACAACGGCAGAAGTTAAAAAACGAGGTCGGCCTAAAAAAGATTATACGGCTGACGAAGGTAACGCTGCGCGTTTACGTGCTGGAAAAAGATCAAGTAACCGTAATGCAGGTAAAGAAATCGACGAAGGTTTAGAACCTGCGGCGGAGAAAGAAGCCTCTGCGCCAACAGCGGAAGGTGATCTTGTACACGGTAAAGAAGAAGTTTCGGCCCCTGAAACGACCCCAGAAACTAAAGAAGTAGCTGAAGGTTTGGATGAAGGCGGTAAAGTAGAAGGGTATGCCGAAGGCGGCGAAGTGGCCGACGAAGAAAAAACCGAATCACCTGAAGAAGCTAAAGCCGAAGAAGCTAATCCAGAAATGGAAAAAGCAGAACCTAAAACGGCCATCGAGCAATTTGCCGCAGAAGAATCTAAAGAACCGCAGCGCCAGCAAAAAGTAGCGCCAGTTGGCGACTATACACCACCAGATACCGGCGCAAGTCATGAAGAACATCTGGACGCCTACCATAACGCATTGATGTACGGTGACGGCGAAGGGGCTAAAGAACATTACAAAGCCATGCGCGAACACCAATTCGCTGAAGATCGTCATCGCGGTAAAATGGAAGATCAAGAAAAAGCCGACGGCGACGAATACGAAGCCGCAGCGAATGAAATTCATGGTAAATACCCTCATTTGAACCTGCACGAAGATAATGTTGAATCCGAAAAAATTCTAGCCTTATCTAAAGTATATCGTGAACATGGCGCATCGGCGGCTGAAGCATTACGTCAAGCAGCCCACGAATTGCACGGTGAGAAAGCAGCATCGAAAGAAGGTCTTGCTGAAGGTGGCGAAGTAAAAACTGAGCCCGCGAGTGAAGAAACACCAGAATCTAATGAAACTGAAATCGGTGAAGGTAATTCATCCGAAGCAGCGCCAAAAGAAAATGATGCCGAATCGCCAGCCGAGCAAAACCCGAACCAAGAAAAAGCCACGTTAATTCCCGAAATGAAAGAACGGAATTTACGTAAAAAAGAAATTGCCGCCGTACCTACAGCTAGTGCAAGAACGCAACCCGCCAAAGAAGAGAAGAAAGAACCTACTCGGATGGATGCGATCACGCAAATGAAAAAAGCTAGAGGCCAGGCATAAAGAATTACGGTAGGGTTTGTCGGGAGACATGCCCCTACCGTTCTATAAGTAGTAACTAATCCTGTCGTGACGACAGTACAACCCCAATAAGAAGGTATATACAATGGCTGGACAAATTTGGTCACTCGCCGACGAAGGCGGATATATGTGGGCACCTAATCTGTCGGAATATCTCCGTATGCAGAATTTGCCTGTTGTTAAATTCAGACAGCTCTGCGACGTTAAAGAATATGACGCAGACGGCAAACCATTAATCGGTAAAGGTCGCGGCGACCATTGGTATTGGAACGTATATACCAAAGTAGCAAACAAAGGTCGAGTCATCGACGAGACTGAAAGAATGCCAGAAACAGGTTTCAAAATATACCAAAACTCAGGTACGATTAATGAGTATGGTAATGCGATTCCTTATAGCGGCAAACTAGATGATTTGTCTGAGCAACCAATTCGCGAGATTATCAATAAAACATTGAAAATCGACGTTGCGGAAACTTTCGACATTGCAGCCTGGACTCAGTTCAACACCACTCCATTGAAAGTCAGCCCTGCATCCGGTACTTCCGCGACTGCAATTGATACGATGGCAGTTAACGGCATTCCATCACAAACAAACAACGTCGCATTCGGTCATGGTCATGTAGAACCTATTTCTACTGCTATGAAAGAACGTAATATTCCGGCCTACGAAAACGGCGATTATATTGCGATTGGTCGTCCGACTACCTTTATGCAGTTGAAATCTGATTTGGAATCTATCCAACAGTATACTGAAACTGGTTTGGCACAGATCAAAAATGGCGAGATCGGTAGATACCGTGGTGTTCGTTTCTTGGAACAAACTCATGTTCCTGTGGGTGGCGCGGTTTCGAACTGGTCAAATGGCGTAGGCACTTTGTCTGCTTCTGGCGCAGCATTTAACCCACAAACAGGTATAGGTGCCCCTTGGACTAATGGCAAATCCGATTGGATTTTCTTCATGGGTGCCGACACTGTTGCTGAAGGTATCGCGATTCCAGAAGAAATTCGCGGTAAAATCCCTGACGACTATGGCCGTGGTCGCGGTATCGCATGGTACGCATTGGAAGGTTTCGGTATCTCCCATCCATACAGCGAGAACGTGGTCAACGGCAATCCACTTGACTGCCGTATCGTCAAATGGGATTCTTTGAACTAAATCAATAACTTAGAGACTATCTTTATGGTAGTCTCTAATTATAAACCCGAATTTTTGAAGGATATACAATATGTCATACGCAAATGCAGTCGATCTGACTTACACAAGATCAGTCGCAACCACCACAACTTCTTGGGTCATTGCCCCGCCTCCAGGCACTTCAAAATGCCGCGTAGGTGATATCAATGTCTCGGTTACTACTAACTATGTCGGTACTACTTCGCCTGCGTCTATCAGCGTAGGTGTTACGAATAACCTGTCCGTGTTAGGCACTGTAAACTTCGGCACCGCCGCTTCGCCTGCTCAGGCCGGTACAGCATTAGGTTGGGCTAACCAGTACAACAAATCAACTAATAGCAACGGTTCTTCCACGGCGAATAACCCTGTCGTTGGCTTGCTGGAATTAACAGGCGCTAATAACAATGCACTGGCTA